GACCAGTTATTGATCGCTATGGTATCCAGTTCACTTTGAGGATTAAAACCTACATCAATAAAGGAACCATCCACAAGACTTGTAAGCCTGCATGCATAGCCGGTATAACCACTCCACAGTTTCCTAAATGAAACTGCTATCACAGGTTGCCCTATGCTGTCAAGTGGAAGATATTTTGGCACGAGGCCAGAGATGTATTTAGCTTCTGTGCGTATTATAAAGGTGTCAGTACTAGCTACTGTTTTATTCAGTATCTTAATACCACCACTATCGCGCATGCTAAACTCTGCACCTCTGCGTAAATACTTACCAGCATTATTGTAAAACACCGTTACAAATTTGTTTTTAAGACTTGTATCCCTATAGATACTATCAGCTGAAAAGTTGCTACCAGTTAATTCATATAGATAATTTTCTGTCGGTGCATACCATTGCCCGGCCATCCTTACTTCCAATTTGTTTATATCATTGTTCGCACGTATAGCATTATCGGACGGAATGTTAGTATTAGTAGTATCCTGTTTGCTGGGTATCCTTAAATAGTTGTTACCGATGGCAAACACTTCATTACCTGACGGGCCACGGGTGGCAAGGTCGGCCTTTGATGAAAATGAGAATAGCTTACCGGCCCTGCTGCCACTTTCGAAGCTTACAGCATTTTGATTGCCGAGTATATTAAAATATCTGTTTATGCCATTTGTAGTTGCACTAGTCGACTTTGACAGTAGCATGGTTGCCCACGAAGTGCCGTCAGAGGCTGAATTAGGCGATAGTGATTGAATAGATAGCCCTGCACTATCGGTAGATATTCTACCTGAATAGAGAGAGAGTAGCGTATTATCTTCACCGGAAACAGTACCATTCAAAGAAATACCCAACTTAGGAAGTGTAGCGGGTATCTGCGGCTTCATTAGCTGCAATAAAGAATAGGGTATTATCATGCATTGTAAACCTGAATAGGCTACACCATTTGTAGTACGTGTGTAGATATAGATCAATGATTGCAGGCTGTCAGCAAAGTATATGGTAGGCTCATTCAATTCATTAGTTGAGCTATCCGTATGTACCATGTTACGATAAACAAGGTTGTCGTTATCGTCAGAGAATACTATATCTAAAAACGTTCGTGTCTTGCCGCTTGTCCTATTTAGTTGACGCATAACGCCACCTATTAGCATTTGTTGTGATGGTAAATACTTAAAGGTGCTCATGGCATTTTGCCCGGGCATCATCGTAAGCGGTCGTGTAGCATTATTGAAAGTGGTATCATATCCCATAGATACCCTACGAACCTCCCCGCTAAGTGACCGCCAGTAATACCACCATCCACGGTCTTTGATATAATACATGCCCGGCTCAAATACACTGCCTTTCCCTACTGTTGTGCCATCTATTATGGTTAGTGCTCCCGTCGTCCAGGTTACACCGTAATCATAGCTTTTATATACACCACCATAGGCAAGAGTGCCACTACTATTCCCTGTACCAGTAACTACATAGCAAAAAGGTATTATTAGGTATCCGTTCGATACACCATACATTTTTTGCCCTACATCTATTAGCCTGTCAGATGCTGTAATATCCCTTCGGTTGTTATCAATTATTTTTACAGTATCACTCCACCCAGTGGCAGGATCCGCATCATAAGGGAGTTCCATTTTATACACTGCTATTTTAGCAGTGTCACTAACAATAAGTTCTTTATTAGCAAGAAATATTAACCTTAGTGTTCCGTTTCGAGGGTCTGTATAGGTATGAGGGCATGCTATTGTTTTGCCACCAAACCAGTTTGTGTTGGCAACGATAGTAGTATCCGAAAAAGTTAGGAAGTTCTTTGTTTTGGCCATGGCAATCGATGCACCACCAAGATCACCTGAAGCCCCATAGAAATAGTTGAAGAATATTAGATATTCTCCTTTCCTATAAACTACTGCACTGGCGTCGCTACGAGTATTGAAGGAATGAGGTACCGTTATTGGAAGTATTTGCGATATCCTGTCTTGCTTTGCTATTAAATCATGCTTAGTAGCCAATGTTACAGTATCATTTTCATTGAATTGCTTTAATGGGCCTGCCTGGGATACTGAATAAAGTGAATTGTCTGCAGTATTGTGAAAATACAAACCTGGTATGCCTCGGGTATTGTTAATGTCGCTAACATTACCGTGAGGGAATATAACGCCCTTTGTACTGTTACCAGTAGGACCTATCTGCAAAAACGAGGCGGGATCTGGAAAACTGTCCCTGCCCATAGATACGGATACAGGACCATTAATAAAGTAACCCCCAGGCCAGCTAACACCATTTTTTTGTGCTGTAGACCTGAGTGATAGTATTATTGCAATAAATAAAAGAATATTTTTCATTAGTACGTTGTTATGATTGTTATTTCTTGGCCTTCTATTGACTGATTGAAAGTGATAATACCTGTGGTAGGGTTCACTGTGTATTGGTCATAAGCATCACCTTCCTGAATAAACCCGCTCTCATTGAAAACCAATATTTGCTTGGCTTTTTTGATTTGTTCTTTGATAACCTCTACATCTGGGTCGTTATTAAGCGGGAACTGCTGTTGCGCTGCAGCACCAACAAACTGATGCTTTTTAGATTGGAATACATTTGGTATAGGTATATCCACCGGACAACCTATAGCGGTCATTGGTGTATTGCTATAGACAACACATGCAGTAATCTTATCTACCTTTTGCAAGAAGGTCATAGGTACTACATCGCAATTATCTGCATTAGTCTTTACCTGTATAGTAAAGCGCATTGCAGGGTTGAAAAAACCATCAGGCAATTGAGAAGATAGTATCTTTCCAATGCCATCTTCATCTGTAGTAAATGGCAGATTGTAAACGTTACCATGCACATCGGTAATCATCCATATGTAGTCTGATACAGGCGCAAGCAACCCCCATACAGTTATCGTTGTTGGGAACTGTGATATGCTGCTATTGATAGCTATTTGTTTGCACATAGTAGAAAAATTGAAAAACAGCAAAGCCGGGTGTTATACCGGCCTGCTGATGTTATACATATTGGAATGGCAAGAACACACCTGGTGGTGTATCGGCAGGAGCAGGAATGTCTGCTTCAAACCATTTAACAGTAACTTCCCATACTACTTCACCGGTAAGATCATCAGCAATAACTGCCTTTGGAATTACCTTTACTGTCTTCCCGGACAAGTGTGTCTGAGTTTCAGTGCGATAAGCAAGACGAAGTGATCTACTGAACTTTATTGAGTTGTAGAATGCTGAGTTTTGCTTGTAGTTAGGGTCGCGGAATGTTACGGTGTGATTGTAACCTATTAAACGTTCTGATTCATCACCATAGCCAGGCCCTGTAACTTCGGCACTATCCAAAGAACCTTGCGTTTCAGGGACTATGATAACTTGCTTTTCTACGATACCTGCCTTCCAAGGCGCAGGATCGGAAAGGTCTGTTTCGATAGTTGCAGCAATACTGTCATACACGAAGCCAATGCTTCTTATTCTGGCATGCTCAATATTGTCACCATCGCATCCATCTGTTATGTGGTCGGGTAGTGTTCCCTCACATGGAGTAGGATAATAAATTTGGTAAGACATTTTTTAACAGAATTATCTGTTTGGGTCGCATCTGTTAAAGCATCCTTTCTGAAAGGTGCTTTCAATAGTGTAGTTTATCTTTAAGAAGATGTGTTCAGGGCCAATGAAGTACGTTACATTCTTATATTCTTCATCAAACACCTGCTTTTCGTTAAGGACTATATCGTTTAAGTTGATAAGTGTCGAACTAAAATTCTCTACTGTTAGCATCTCGGGTAGTACTCCTTGTATTTGCAGAGCCAGTACATCGGCAGTAACAGCTACCAATTCCCTATCGGCGAACAATACAAAAGACATGGAAACGGTATTTTTGTTTTTGCCCCTGCTATCGCCGTAACCACTATTGGGTACCGAAGAAGGTTTTAAGCTTAATACCCTGTGGTATGTTATGATTTTAAAGTCATCATCCACTCCAGCATATTCATAATTCCCAGCAACAAGCTTGCCTGGCCACACGGTTTCTTTATTATCCTTTTGCCTCCTTACAAGTTGGACAATACCCATATTCTGTACCTGTTTAGATTCGGATAAAAATGGTAATTGCCCCTTCAGGACTTCATCAATTTTATTAGTTATGTTATCCAGGTATTGCATTATCCGCGTTGCGCTAACAATTCGTTTATTTTTTTTTCAGCATATTCAAGTTCATCTGAACTGAGCTGAACAATTTTCTTTCCTGTTTGTTCCTCTACCCAAATTGCTTTTTGAGCATTATACGGGTTATTAAATCCAATCCCCCAACCTCTTTCTGTTTCACCTACAGCCCAATCATTTTCCAGTTGACGAGTAAGGCTCATAATTATTTTGGAGTCTCCTGTCCTTTTATATTTGGACATCCTTACCTTTAAATATGCCCTTCCGTAAGTTCCTATTCTGCTTCCGCTTGCATCCAAACCCTGATTATGTATCCTGTCTGTCATCAATGCTACCAAGTCAAAAGCTACGATTCTCAGTAGTGGCTTGATAGCCAATTCGACCCTTAGCTTATCGCCTATTTCTTCGGCTAAATGCTTTGCATCGAATCTTATTTGTACCTGACTCATGGTAATCGTTCTACTCTCGTCACATATTCCCTGCACTCTATACAGGTGTCGCATTTATCAATTCTTATTCCTTTAATGGCATCATTCAGCGCATTTTCGTATTCACCGGTATAATGGTCGCGTAGTTCTTCGGCCATTTCTGCGTCTACTGTCGTGAGCTCGTTTTTCTTGTTAGAAAACTGTCTTTCAAGCATAAGCTCTGCACCACACAAATACATCCATGCTGGAAGAAAACTAACTAGGTTATAAGAAACAATGCTTGAGTAATCGCAAGTGGCCATCATATCAACAGACAAACCGTAGGAGATGCCTGTTTTCGTATGCACTGATGGCGTTTCTTTCATTGCCTCTGCACTATATACAGTGACCTTATCTGAATGCCCTAACAGATCGCAAACGCTTTCATAGTACATATGTAGCGAAGGAATGTGAAATTCTGACTGATATAAATCTATGTTGCTGGCATCCACTGCTATGAATAACTCTCTGGCTGCATAACTACGATTTACCGAAATGGTATTCTTACCAACAACCGTATTAATTGAATAGCTGTCCAATTCGCTACCATCCTGGTCGAATATTTTTACGATAATTCCTGCTGCAGCCGCAGCTTTCAATTTTATTGACCGTATGTGAAATGCAAAGAAGCCGTTGAAATCATATCCTGAACCGACAATAATTCCTCTGTAATGCTCGCTCGCTACAATTGTATCTGCAACATCAGATGAGGTTATTGAAATCAATTCACGGGTAGTTTTTAAATTATAGGTGCTCCTCATCTTATTACGGATATCAGTAGATAGCCGCATCCATCCTCTGCTTTGCACATCTTGCCATGAACCCAAGAAAGTAACCTGTTCTTCGTTTACTACTTTCTGCATGTTTCTCATAGTAATGCCTGGCAGTTCATTGATGAACCGACGGCTTGGCGGATTTGCATCAAAGCCACGAATACCTATATAATTTAAAAGTGGGAACATGATATAGAAAAAGGCCCTACCCGTAAGCAGGGCCTTTGTTTATGTGTTATCAATTAAGCCGCCGGAGCTTCAGTAATCTGATACCTCCATGTGCCGTTAACGCCATCCAATGGATCACCAGGCAACCAAAGGTTAGCAGGACGGGTAAACAATGAGAAGTATTTACTCATCGTTATTTGAACACCATCGCTAACGGTTGTAGGCACGCCGTTAATAGTCATTTCGGTAGGGCAGTCAACCTCACGGATCTGAATGTCAAAATTCAGTTTATCTAGTTGGTCTTGTGGGCAGCAGTATTCGTCTATTGGCAGAGCAGCAGTAAACTTCTCTGTATTCGCGATTTTACGCGCGAAGCTACCAACGTATTGGTCGTAAGAAACAAGTGCCAAGGCACCCTTTTCAAATACACCGATTTGGTTATTACCCCATATAGCACGAGTATCTTTATCAAAATACACTTCAGGGAAAGAAGCAAGGATATTTGCCTTGTTCAAACCATTATCGGCAGCAGCATTTGCAAACCATTTACGGATCAAGTCCAGGTTTGCGAATGGTCCGTTACCAACCATGATAACATCATCGCACACCTCATTCTCGCGCAATGCAACCATTAGATTTACAAAAGCGTCTTGCATACCGTTTGAACCAAGAGAAAAAGCAAGTTCGGTTGCAGCTGTTGAATCAGTCATCAGGTTTTTACCGAACTGAGTTGCTTGTTGCGTTACAAGTGCAGCGTTTATAGAAGACAACAGAGCGCCACCGTATTTAATGAACTCATCGTAAACCTCCTGCATTACAGAAGTATTTTGATTAAGCTCCGTGGTGTTACCGTTTATCTTCACGTACTTGCTGGCATCCTCACAGTATTGACGGATCAATTCATCAGGCATCCAAAATGAAATTTCCCTGTAAAGCAGGTTTGGTAGGTTGAACTCAAACTTTCGGGGAGTAACAGCTATATCGCAAGCTCCCGGTGTGTCGCGAACATCAGATACCAACGGGCGTTTACTGTATTCGACAGTAGCACCCTTTACGTGGCCTGATTCATGGTTTTTGTTTACCTCAGCTTTAGTCGCACCATCCATAGCGGATAATACAGCTGCCAAGAAACCCATAGGACGTAATTTCTTAGCAGGATTGCAGCCAGCCATTGCTGCAAGGTGTAGTAAAATGTCGGGACAATATCCCAGGCCTTGTGCCATTTTTTAAGAGTTGAAAAAATAAGTTCTGCTAGTCAGCTTTTATCACAGCACTACGCTGTCTTAAGTTGATATTAGCTGTCTGATTGTTCCCTGTGGGCTTAGGACCACCCTGAATTATAACTGGTTCAGTTGGTGCCGGTACTTCTGGTTGGGGTTGTGATACAACCAGTACTTTGTTTTGAGCCAGTATATCATCTACGAATGACTGCGGAGTGATTCTCGTATGGTTGGCTCCAAGTAGACTAGTACCATCTTTTTTACGGATGATGAACGAGTCTGATTCATCGAAATCAAATTCCGCGTCTTTGTCCTGTAACGCTTTTTTAATCAACACTCCTATTGCACCGTCTTTAGCGTCTGCCGGCATATTATCATATACAGTTTTTACACCGTTCATCATGAGCTTTAGCGCGTAGTCCGTGCGGTCAGCTTTTCGCAAGCTTTCAATATTAGCTACTGCCTGAGCTTTATCTTGCTCGGCTGTTTGCAACTGAGCAAGCAAATCATCTACTTGCTTTTGTAGTGCGCTTTTATCTTCGGTGGCTGCAACTGCCTTTTTCTCCTGTAGCTTTTTAACTACTTCGTCCAGTTTGCTGTAAGTGTTAGTGTTAGCTTCGAGTTTTTTCGCCTCATCTTCCGACAAGCCGAGGTCTGGTATCAAAGCTGCCAATTTTTTATCAAGTGCATTTAGAGCTTGCGCTACATACACTTTTTTGATATCGGGATGATTGTCTTTAGCAGCATCTAAACTCAAAAGATTCTCATCGATAGCTTTTACAAAATCGCTGTGTATAGTCACCTTCGTGATATCAGCATTTGCGAGCACATTTATCAGGTGTTGGTCATCGGAAGAAACACCTGCTTTTTTTGCAAGGTGTTGTATTAGTTGACCCAAATTTTTTATTTCTGACATAGTAGAAATTGAAGATTAACGTTTTGGTTTTTTCGGCTTCTTAGGCTTCGGCCTGGTTGATGGCATACCACAGCACATATTATTCGCTTTGGTTAGAGTTCTTTTTACCACTAGTCGTTTCCGCTTTAATCTCGTTGCCGTCAGCATCAAGCTCTATCAGTTTATGCTTTAGAGTGTCGGGTAGCTTAGCATTTAGGCTTTCAAAGTGAGGTTTTGCAGTAATTGGAACCGTAGTTTCCTTATACTGTTTTGCCTCTTTCTCATCCAGTACGAGGTTTAAACCATCCTCTGTAAGAGGAGTAAGCACTTTTAAGTATGCTGCTTTCTTGTTAGTAGCCATTGAAGAAATATTTATACTTACAAAGGTGAATATTTATAGAATTAGTGTATAAATCGTATCTTCGTTTTTGATAATCACTTGCAATCACTTTATGGCTCAGGAACAACCAAGCGGCACCAAGAAACTTTTATTACGGCAAATGCCTCCTGACATTCATGAGTACCTGCTTACTAAACAAGCAGAGCTTAGAATTGAATGCAAATGCTGGAAAAGTATCGAAGGCACGATGTATTCCTTAATAAGAAAATATAAAGCGCTTGAAGAAGAAAAAGCTACTGGAAATACATAAGATTCCAGAAGGTGAAAACAGGCTGCACATAACTAGTTTATTATGTGCTTGCGAGCCAAGCGCTAGTGTTGATGCTAAAAGCGGACATTTAATAGTTATCCATAAAATGCGCGATATAGCTACTGCCATGGACGATTTTGTAAAATTGGATTAAGCAGCTGCTTTCCAGGCTTTGTATGCGGGGGTTGCGTATACTTTAGTCTTATAAGTTTCTGGTACAAGAGATTCAGTTACCGGCCTTAATTGATGTCCGCAATTATATCCACCCCTATAGATAGTAAGGTTTGATACATTAGTATCTGGGTACATGCCTGCCGGTAACCCCTTATAAAGTTTGCCATCAAATTCTTCAAACTCTGGAAAGTCACCACGGATGAGCGCTGGAAATTCTGAGATATGTATATATAACTTCTTAGTGCAGGCAAGACACCACGGTCTGGTTGTTTGGATATTACTCCCTGAGTATCGATACCACTCAAACCCCAAATCACTACTTACTATCTGAGTATATTGCGCGCTGTACTGATTGATAGAGTCAGTGGTGATTTGTTTTGTATATCGCTGTAAATTACCCTCACCAGTACCATTTTCGATTATATTATTCTCAAGTATTGTGTCTAGTTCGGAATAGCTACCACCGGTTGTGATATTCTTACGTAGTATATCTTCGATCCCGTTAGTGATATTTGTCTGTATACCGCTTTCAGTAAGTTTATCAATCAGCGATTCTATAGCTTGCTTACGTATTTCTTTAACTATAGCTGGTATGGTAAATTTTCCTACCTGGGTTTCGAAGTATTGATTTTGTAAAGCGGTTATCTGGTCGAACTTAGCGACAAATTCTTTTACATTTTTAAGGTATTCTTTGCTGAGGATAAGGCTTTGTAGTTTGTTTTTTATTTCAGCAATCTTTCGAACATTCTTAACCGTAGCCGATATCTTACCGTTCTTTACATCAAGTGTCCTTAGCTCAAAGCGAATGCTATCCAACATTTTTTGCTGGATAGCAGGCACTTTGCTGTTGAAATTTTCTATAGCCTTTTCTATTAAGGCTATCAATGATTTAAAGTCATTCATTAAGGCTCTATTACTTCTGATATTACTTCCTGTTTCGACGTACTATCCTCTGATTGTTCTAATGCGTAGTTTTTTAAGATATCCTTTTGATCTTTTGAAGCCATGCTATAAAATTTGTCACCGTGTTCCTCGATAGCGCGTGCTATAAATTCGTGTATGTTACAGCTAAGGATATATATCTGTTTTGTGATACCTCCATTTTGCAACCGCATCATTTTATCTTCTTCACTAATGTTTGGCAACGGGTCCAATGAAAGAGTTAGACCTAATCGTGCTGCTACATCTTCGTTTGTTGCAAACTTTTTACTGGCATACTCAATCTCCATCGCATTAATGATTACGGGATTAATTTTCTTGTCCTTCGCATTGGTAAGCTCCTGTTCAATAACCTGAGAACTGAAAATATCAAAACGCTCCGGCACTTGTATTTTCGGGAGCATCAACATACGGTCATACTTGTTAGGTACGACTAAATGATAGCGCATTTCATTAATGAAGTATGCAACTTTGTCCATTATCGCTATTATGTCCTCGGCACATGAATGGACAAAATTGTTAGTCTCATCCGCATCGTAAGCCTTAGATATTCCGCTTTCATTCAATGGCTTTTCAAAAAGGAACTCCATATTGATTGCTGCAAGGCCGCGCCATATGTGTTTATCAAAACGTTTGTCTTGTGTTTCCACTATAGTCACATCCTTATCTATATAACCCATAGGTGGGTTGGGTATGGAATTTTCACCAGCCATTGGTGGGGCAATTATCAATTCAGAATATGGGCCGCGAGGTTTATATCCACTACCGTTACACTCCCTGCATGTTTCAGTTTTTGATCTGAATCCTGGGATAACCCTTTCACCTTTACCACTACAGTACTGGCACTCGGCTCCGCCTATTTCCCACCGTTCGCTATATATATGCTGAATTACCTCCGCCTGTAAATCGCTATACTCCCTCACCGCTTCGTCAAACCATTCAATCATACCTGCAAGGCGGCTTTCATTTATGAAAGTGCCATCATTACTGCTTTGCACCAAGGCTTTTACCTTGAAGGCAGGTAGCTCACCAATCCCATGGATGTATGTTTTAGCAAGCTTAAATTTCCTGTCGTCTGAAATCTGCTCCCACGTTTGGATTTCTTGGGTTGTAACTATGTAGTATTTATCACCAAACTTTGGGGTTTCATCCACGTAGTATATTGATTTGTCAGTACTGATAACTACTAAGTAGTCACCCTCTGCAGGCTCGATTACTTGTTCACTCTTGAAAATGAAGGGATAAGGCTTGACATAGTCGCTAGGATTAACCGGATCAGATTCAGGAGCAACAACGATCCATGCGTTGGCATCTATACCCCATTCTCTTAGAAGAAGAGCAAACGCCCAGTTAGTCAGACTTTCGAACTTCGGGAAGTTGTATGTAAGATAATTGTCAAGTCGTTCACTTTCAGCAATACGGGCCGGAAAGAATCGTTCATCGAATAATACAGACCATTCCGTGCTGCGGCGAATCTTGTTCAGCGATGTTAATACTTTGCTGAAATACGGCTTAGTAATTGCCTTCCATATCAATTTTCTATAGTCCTTTATCTTGTCACTTTCATTAGGTCTTCTTTCATCAATGATAGCGCCTGGATATTCACCGTTAGCATGAACAGCAATACGGTCTGCGAGAGCTACTGTTTCATCATAGTCTTTATGGAAGTAGCTGCCAGAGAACCACAGCTTTAACTGTTCTTCTGTAAATTTTAATGTTGGCATTAGTTGAAAATTCTTTCAGTCAGGTAGTTACGTTTTGGCTGTATTGTAAAAACAAAAGGGAGCCCAAGTTTATAGCATGCATTTTTAACTATGATGTCATGCATCTTTTTCAGTTGCGCCGTGATTCGGTTACCGCCAAAGCTCAACGCATAGTATTCATTTCGTAGATCCTTAATCAGCGGCAATAGAAACCCCTCACGTTGCGGCCAGTACGTTGGTAGCCATTGCGATTGGTGCAGTTCCAATCCTAATTTATTCGCCGCCAGGTTCAAGGCGAATTCGTCTGTTATATCGCCATCGGCCCACCGGTGTGTTTCTATCTTGCTTTCTCGCTGCACCCTTTTAGCTTCTTTATATAGTGCGGTAGCTACTTTTCCTTTTCGTAACAAAATAAATTCCCCTCTTATTTGGTACAAACGTCCTTGCAACTCATACGCTTCTTTTATTTTGTTAGGGTCTGCCCAATGGGTGTATTTACCGGTAGTATGGCCTTGGTTATTATCCATGTCAATATACCCTTCATTTATAGCTGTAAAATCCCTGTCGTTCAATAACTCAAACAGATTAGCAGGGTCACCGCCTATCCAAAGCATATCTACATCTAACGCCAGCGTTTCACTGAATGGGGTATAGGCAGGTAGGGTAAGGCGAAGAACATTTATTGTTGTATTAGGCTTTGCTTGTATGAAATGGTCAAAAATTTTCAATTGTTGGTCGTCCAGATGTGCCAGACCTGTTTTATCGTGAACTACCGCTATTGGTAAATCTGTGCCGGTGGCTTTAATTGTTACAGCCAGGTTATATGCCATCCTGCCATAGTAAGGGTGGCCAGTAGCAAACATTAAAATTCCTTTGGTGTTTTTCATAAATTTTTAAATTTTATACACATACGCTTGTGGCGAAAAATCCTTTAACTGTGATAGTGTCTCCTTTGCTGTAAGGATGTATAACTCTTATGGTCGCTATTATGATGTCAGCAGTAACATTTTTCATTACCACATCTAATTTTTTTGTTGCATTATTGACTACTGCAGATACGGTATAGGCCGGATTAGCGTATATCAATTCAAAATATTGTATGCCATCGCAACTGCCAGGTACTACTCCTGTTAGGTCGAATGATTGAGTGCCACAGGCTACATAGTCAACTGACAGATCATAATTATGAGGTACATATGTATTTGGGTTGACAGCGCATACATCATTATTCATTTGGAATGGCACAACGTATGCTTTAAAAGAAGCCGGGGCCATCGGGTAATCGACACCATCTATTTGTTCTATAGTGTATGGACCATCTTTACGTATCTCACCACGCATAACAGTATTAGAAACTATGGTGCTTTCATGTTTTAAAGCAGCCAACAACATTTCATGCCCCCAGTCAGGCAAATAATCGACCTTCCAGGTGTGACGCTTATATGTATTGCTTTTAGTGATTTTTCTTAGACCATTGCTTTTTACATATACTGATTCATCTTCAACAAATTCAAGATTGGAAGCGTACATTGGTAGTCGAACTTTATGCGAGAAGTCTACCGCACTATGATACATGAAGCCATAATCACCGATCTCGCTTCTATACTCCAAAGTCGTGGTGTAACCCTCAGCGTGTGGGACACCCACCATGCCATTGCTAATAACGAAGTTGTCATTGGGTGCTATTATGCTCCCTATGTTTAATCGGAATACCAATTGAAAGCACTTATTAAATACATACTGCATCAGTTCATGTAAAGGCCATTTCCAGTAGAAAAAAAATAGGTTCTCTGATATTCTTACTTTTTGTACGTATTGATATCCCCCATTATTAACGTCTGGCCAGCTCTTAGGTGAATCCACTATAAATGAAGTATCAGTTGGCGCCGCGTCTCTTATACCTGGCAGTAGATATATTGTGCATCTGGTTTTATTATCGAGATTGCAAAGCTGCAATTGTTCTGCCGGTGTAGAGGCTTCGACGTACACCCCGAAGTATAGATCATCATTTGCACTAACCGGTAGATAAAAACCCAGCTCGTAACCTGGCTTTTGCATTTCAGGCCAGTCATTATTCAATACTTTATTCAGTAAGCTGCTTTCGTAGGGTATCACTCCCTTTTGATAAAAGAACTGAACGAATGAATATTTTTCGCTGTATATTTTGATAGCCATTAGTCAATTTTTGGTCTTAATGTGAATTCTACTAACCCCTGGGATGGCTTATATCTTACCAAATCAATCCACCCTGTACCTTCGAAGCCGTTTGTTTCAAATAACACCTCATAGTATTTATTTGCTTTAATTATGTTCCATTCAGATAGAGTACACGGATAGTTATAAACTATACTGTCCAATTCCCATATTGGCAGAGCTTTATCTTTATTGGTCAACAGATTGGCACTTATGTCTCCTTTCTCAGATATAACTGCATTTTCGTTATTGCAAAATGTGCTTGACATTTTACCTGAAGCATAGAAATTGCCCTCACCGTCCGTAAACACTATTTTCGAACTATAGCCTGCATTTGCGTAGCTGGCCAGAATAATAGGAAGCCAACGGATAATATTTCTTACCGGGCTAATTCGATAATTGAATGTTGTATTTGGATCTACTATGTTTGATGGGCTAGACACGTTGCCCTGTTCCACAACAATGTTGCCCCCATCTCGTTTAAAACATAGGATGAATATATCTTTATCATATCTCCAATCCTCAGAGGTTTCGTTGCCTACTCTTCGGGTTATCTCTGTAGCAAAAGGAGATGCTATAAATGTGCTTACTTGTTCAAAGGTGTTGTTCACCTGAGTTAGCAATGAACGATATTCTCTGCGTGTCATATATTCATCGATACCGTTATACTCCTCGGCCTCGTATTTGTCATATCCAAACTTTATGACACTGTAATGTTCTTGCCCTTTTACTTTGACCTGTATTTTATCAATATTCCTACACTCAAAGCCAATCCCTTCTTTGTAGAAGAAATCAAATGGCTCTACGCGCACTCTATTGTAGCCTGCTCGTGATGTGTCCGGCTCAATACCTAATCCGATATTATGAATAGGCACAAGACCGTTAAGCATATCCTTGAATGAAAGCGATATTATCGGTGGGGTAATGGGCCTGTTAATTTCAATTCTACGTAGAAATAATCCGGTTGTTAAGGCTTCTAATGACCCGCATCCGTCCCCTGTTCGGTTGTAAGGCATCGAATCGCTGCGCCCAAAGTAATCGCTATATACCCGGAGTTTGTTATCTGTTATCGATTCAGCAATTCTACTTAAAGCTTCGTTTACGAAAAAGAATTTTGTATCTGTAGCCGGAGCGGTGCTCAAGCCGCTCAACTTCAAATAATTGTTGGCGCCGTTTGTGATTAAAAATGCTGCTTGGGTTATTTCAGTCTGATATTTCTGACTGGTAAACATCACAAAAAAGTATAACCTATCACCTTCGGCCAGATCAATATGAAGTGTTTGCGTAAAAGCTGTGTTAACTAGTCCTGTTGTTGGCGGATCGCCTGCGTTATGGTGTATCTTAGCCCAAATGGCAGGGTTTGTTGATAGCCATGTGATGGTATCGTCTGAATGCCTGATACAACAGAAGTAAGCGTATGACGTAAGCCCCGAGGTTACCGGATTGCCTAAGTGATATAATTGGTTAATATTCGCGAAGCCTATATTTATGTCGAATGTGAGGTTCAGCAAAGGACCATGATATTTACCTAATGTTTTATCATAGTTCACTAGCGGTGTTATTCTGTCAAGATCAACATAGTTATAACCCCCGCCTACTATAAGTTCATAAGGAAGTGACCAGTCAGTTATAGGTGTGGTGCCGTCAACCGGTATCTCGTACTCTGGGGTCACATTGTCCACGGGATATGAGAAACCGCCTATCTCTTCGCTTATGGTTACTTCCATAGCAGGAACGAAAACAGTGTATTGAGGAAAGGTGAATGTAGCCCCACCGCCTGAATGGTCGCCCTGGTAAATATCGCCACGCAATACTTTTCTGTTTGCATGGTCCTGTACAAAAATACTTTTTGAAGGTACACTTTTGTAGGCCCCGAGGGCTGGATAAGGCGTCATAGCGAACCCGCCAAATGATGTCAACGATTCAAGGTTTACTTTCTGATCTATTCGATTCTTGAAGTTTACTATATCGCTTGTTTCATCTGTTGGTATTTTTACCTCACAATCGTCACCGTAAGAAGTATCATATTCTTTGAACTTTAATCTACCTCTATATGCTTCTTGATAAACATTATTGCATTCTCCCTCTATAACAATGACCATATTTGCCTCTACACCATACTGCTTTTTGTCCTCGCGTATGAGCATAGCCGCTTTCGTATCATAAGTGAAGTCATCACTATACAGGAAGTCTATACCATGGTAGTTAGCATCGCGTTTTAGTTCCAATACCTGATTAACCCATCCGGTAGGTTCATCTATTACGGTTGCAACTCCTGCTGTGTTTATAAGTGTAAAACGCCAGTTCATTATAGTGAGTAATCTTTATTACGTATTTCTAAACGATAGTTTTCTTCTGTAACAAACCTCCTGAAGCCTTTTTCATCAACATTCATTGACATTGATGCCTTAGGCATATATTTTGCAACTGCCTTACCTAACCTCTCGTAATCAATTTCCATCTTACCACCTGAGGTAACGGAGTATTGGCTTAATGTTCGCGCATGGTCGCCTGTTAACCTGCTAGATAATATTGCATCAGGATCGGCAGCTTTTTCCCAAGCCCCCTCAACAATTGATGTTTGTTTTGCTGTCAGTATTCTTTCTCCACCATTCAGCTTAACGAGCTCTGGCCCTTCTTCCCCGACAAGTGCCCAACCTTTTTTTGCACGATTGGTACCTTTCGCATATTGTGGAAGCGGTGCACTTTGTAGATTGGCTACCTGTAATGTAGTAGCAGCTACGGAGAAGCCTGCGGCGATAAGGCCGTATGGGAAACCGAAATTCGCATACGATTGGATAGCCGCAACGATACCTAGTGCAATAGCCTTTTTGATCTCAGCTTCTCTTTCTTTCCTGGCGGCGTCATTTTTAAGCTTCCGTTCTTCTGCATCTAATTTTTTATTGAGCGATCTCTTTTGACTTTCCGTAAGATTAGCATTATCGAGTACGTCCTGCCTGCGTTGGTTCAACGCTTCGAGGTTAGCCTGTAGTGCCGCCTCTCTATCTTGTTTTTCCATATCGGCTATGGTATTGATTACCTCACCCGCCAGCTCAATAGATTTATCGCGTATGAATTTTTTAGTATCTAGTTCTCTCTGTGCATATGCCTGCTCAATTTCAAAGCGCTTTTGATTTTCCGCCTCAATAATATCAGTCTTTTGTTGTTCGTACTCCTCAGTGCTAATCACACCAGCCAGAGCCATGCTGTTGATTTTGGTACGTTGTGTTTCAAGTGCCTCCAGTTCTTTCATTCGTAACTGCTGGGAAGCGTTAAATCGTTCTAAATTATTCTTAGTCACATCTTGTGCCTCTCTGCCCAATCGGCCCATTTCCACCGTCTGTAACCTCTCAATTGCAGCTTGCCGTTGGTTTATCTCTTTTTCAAATTGCGTTTTCCGCAAAGCTTCGAGGTCTGAAAAAAGCTTTATGTTTATTGCTTTTATTTGCTCAGCTTTCTTTTGTTCGGAATCTGTCGACTGGCGGACACTTAGGGTATCTAGTTCGGCCTGCTTCACTAATAATTCTGACTGTGCTGCATAATACTCTTTGCTGCCTTGCTGAAAAGAATCAACCCGGTTCTTCGCTTTTAATAGTTCAACTTCTGCAGATAATTTGGCTTGTTGGTCGTTGAAAGATTTCTGAAGATCAATTATTTCTTTGTTGGCTTTGGCGTAAATTAAAGCTCGTTGGTTGGCTGTTAATTCTGCGTTAGCTAATTCAGCATCACGGGTTTTATTGATAACTTCAATACGAGCTTGTAGTTCTTCTTCCGAGCCATTTTCTACATATAAGAGTGTTAACTCGGCCAGCGCCTTTCTGTCATTCAATTCGTTTTGTAATGCCTTTTGGGCTTTTTCTCTGGCTTCTTTGGTCTTAGTTTCCAGTTCATCAAGTCTTTTCTTCTCATCTTCGGCAGCTTGTTTTTTTTCATCGTTTAAATCTTTTTCCCGCGCTCGTTTTTTTACGTAACCTTCGGTATTGATATCGTCGAGATCCTTGGTTAGTTTGGTCTGCAATTCCAAAGCAGCTTTGTTATCAGCGCCCAACTTGTCATTGACTTGGATTACTGTATTCAGGTCTTTGAGCTGTTCCTTTATTGCATTTCCTTTTAATCGGAGTGTTTGCAATTCTGCTTCATCTTTTTGACTTTGCTTAGCACCGGCAGCATCAAGATCTGCCAGGCGTTTCTTAAGATTTCTGTCGTATACTTCTAGCTCTGCATTGAGGCCGTTCGTACCTGCTTCTACGGCTTCGTTTAATGCAGCTTGTTCTTTTGCGGTATCTCGCGCAGCATCTGCATAATTTTTTAGTAAGACTACGGCACTGGCGAGAAGAGTGATAACCAACCCTATTGGGTTAGCGGCCATTGCTGCGTTTAAGGCCCACTGTGCGGCTGTAGCAAGGCCACGGACAACTACCGAACTACTTTGCAAGCCGTTTTCTATTGCTAGCTCAGCATTTCTTATCAGTTGTACCTTATTAAGCGTTAGTAGATCCTTAATATATTTCTTCGATAAAAGATCTTGTATTTGCTGAAGCCCCTGCTGAATAGCCATGACCGCATTGAGCTTCACTAATGTCTTTTGCAATTCTTCGCTTTCTGTACCAAATAGTGCTGCAGCGCCCTGAGCTATCGCGAACCCAGCAGCAGCCCCTTGTGTTACATCAATTAGATTATCAAAACCTTTCGTGTCGCTGCCGGCGCGCGAAACAGCATCGGTGGCATCACCAACAGCATCATTTAGCGCCCCTGCCTTTTGAATTAACGCGTCATATCGCTTTTTATCGGCCTCACTCCATTCATCCTCAGTAGCCAATAAAAGAGCGATTTCTTCTTTAAGAGAGCGTAGCTGGCTTTTTAATGTCCCTTGCGCTTCGGCAGTTTCTTCCGTGCCGTTTGTCAGCTTTTGTACCTTTTCCAGTAACTGTTCTACGGATATTCCCGCTTCCTGAGCGGCTTCTTTTATACCTTCACCTACACCAATCATAAATTCATCAACCATTGATGCGATAGCTTTTTCTACTGCTCCAATGGTTGGAATTTGTTGCTTCTGCGCTTCTGTTACCTTTCGTGTATTTTGCTCAGTTGAGGCGAGTAGAGTATTACGTTTCTGCAATTCAGCATTCCCTTTCGTATATGCTTGCGCAGCTGCATCCGTAATCTGTCCTTTCTTTGCTAATTGCTCAATAGTGGCTTCAACCTTGCTGGCCTCTGGTACCAGTTCGACTAATACTTGCACTTGGTTTCTGCTTATTAGTACGTTTTTTGCTTGCTATTTCTTCAAGCTTTTTGTTGAGCTTAAACCAGTACGTGAGTAATGGTCCACGCTCCAAGGCTTCTATAATGACAGGGTTATTGTCACCCAGGTATGTCAGTTCTAAATATCTGTTTTCGATTCTGTCCTGGAGAATACTTGATGGAGCTCTTTCAAATGGAGCTCGCTTATTCGTTCCTGTAGGTCCAAATACGAACTTGAATCTTGTTCCGGCAATGCCAAAGATGGTATCAATGTCTTTAAGGGAGTTTGCAAAAAAAAATCATACATCCCAGGGGTTTCTTTCCATTCTTTGATTTTGCGCTGTCCTTCCTTAAAATCGTACCGAAATGGGCTTTCATGCTTGGTAAAGAAAACCACACTTGCCATCTTATACACATGGTCAGGTATAGCTGCCAGGAAGTGTATTCGCTCCTTTAAATGCATGTTCAGTTTTACCAGTTTACTGATATCTATCTTTTGCGGATTGCTAAATATTTCATCTACTGCTTTGGTGTAATCTTCCAAATATCGAATATCACAACGCATCATAAGTTCTTCCATAAATACCATTGCATTTAATCCTCTGCCAGCTTGTATCGTAAGCGGATCGCGATGCATGTAGTACGTTTCACCTTTCCAAGTAAATGCAGGCACTATCTCGTATTTGTCGTCAAGCAAATATGATTTAGGCTTGCGTTTAAATAAATTGAAGAATAGTCTGAATGGGTTTCTCATAATGATTTTAGGACTTCGTCCAATTTTGATAATTTAGTAAGAGGAACTTTTGTTAACCCTTTATCGCTGATACTGAACTGCTGAAATCGTACTATCCACTCTAGTTTTAGCCCTGGTTTGTTTGGATGGATATATCTGTATTTTAACGTACGCTGGCAATTACACTTTTCATAGAATTGCCAACCATTCTCAGCCAATGCTGTCGGCTCATTCCTCTCCATTGGCAATAATATAGTCGCGTGCGAGGCTGATAATGTATATCAGCAAAGTGTTAAGTCCTGCTGCTGCAAATAGTATCAGGGCTTCAAAGAAGAAACCATAACAGGGTATGTTATGGGTATATTCTCCTACTAGGATTATTACAGCTCCCCACCATGGAGTCATGCATATAGGGCAGTCATACAATGGTTTTTTGATATTGCCCGGTAAGTCATCGAGCGTAGTTCTCACTATCTCGAATATCATTCCCTCCCATGTAGTAACATGCAGGAACAGTACAGTAAACGTTATAAATAAAAACAGCACTGGAATATCCATACACCAAAAGTAAATTATTTATAGATTATGTGAATAAATAATTTACTGTATTATGCCGCCGATTTAGAAGGTATGCCCTTTAAGCCCCTCAATATTGCCTTGCGGAAGTTTCTGTTGATATAATAGCGGTATGTATCTAATGCGTCGAGCTGTTGGGTTGGGTCGTTACGGTCAGATTTTTTTAAAGTGCCATCTGGTAACATTTCGGCAAATTCAAAATCAAATATCAATGGCGCTGCGTAGTCGGGGTCTATTCTGTGTGGTATGTGCTCCAGTACGGCATTTACCACCACCTGGTTTTCCTCTATCTTAGGATTTGATGCAAGTTGCTGCATCTGTTGAATAGACAGCTTCAATTCCTCTTTGATAATGCGGAAATAGTTCAGGTTATCCTTTACCATGGCACTTTGGTTCTTACCCGAGGCATCACCATTAACTATGTAATGAGGTTTCGGTTTGCCTGGCTTTTCAAGTTTTGTCCTAATATGGGCACATAGCTTGTATATGTCACTGTTTTGTAGTTTGAATACATACGGCACATTTATACAGCCATCAATGTATTGAAACACTGTGCAGCATATGGGGTTTTTGTTAAAGTCAAAGGACAGGTAAATAGGGTAGTCATAATTTATTTCGCATTTAGCGACATGTTTATTTCTATCAAACGCATACGCAAATTTGTCTGAACTGTTTACGAAAGGAATAGCATAATACAGCTCAAGAAATATGCCTTTAGGTAGTGTCCTGGCTGCTTCATCAATAACGCTCTGTTTTAGTACTCCCGCTTCTACGGCATCGGCAGCGGTCAACTTGAAATAAGCCCAGTTTTCCTTCTTGCCTGTTTCAGCTTCCCGGGCCAGCTTATAACACCAGTTACCAATACCTTTTACGTTACCAATGATCTTGCATTTACCTTCAGTAGCGGTAAGGGTAGAGAATACCGCAAACCAAGAGGCTTCTTTCATACGGGTTGCCTCGTCCAGCACTGCTGCTTTCACGTCCTCGCCATAAAGACCGTCAGGATCTTCCGCTGTTTTAAAGAAGATAATTGCACCGGTGCGTAAAGTGATGCTCATTTCTGATTGGTTGGCCTTGAATATCCTTGCAGGACGCATGAACCTTTTAAAACGCCTGAATGCTATGCGGCATATTTTAGATGTTGGCGCCACCCACCAGTAATTATCTCCATCCCTGCCTTGTATAGCTTCCTCATACAACCACACGATACAGCCAGATGTTTTACCCGCCTTAGTGGTAGCCTCAACAATGGTAAAACGTTCAGGATTGTCAAGGAATTGACGTTGCTTGGCGTATTGGTTGATAATAGCCGGCCGGGTGTAATGTATTTTGAGGAGCTTCTTTTTCATTTCAACACAAGTGTAGTTTCGATAACCTCATCATGCAGTATGGAACCTTCTTCTTCCTTCTTGCCGAAGCCTGCACGTTGCTTCACGCCATCTATCTCAGCCATTGAATCAAGTATCTTCAATGCCGCAGCTGCACCCGATGGAGTTGACTTATCTTTTAACTGATTGTACAAGCGCAGGCGTATTTCGAGATGGAAGGCAATCTTTTCATCCAGTTTGCCTTTGGTTCTGGTCTTGATGACCTTTCGCGCTTTGGAGATATAAGTAGCTGCCTGCCTGTCGGTAATGCTCCAAGTACTAACACAGCTCGCTTTAATTATGGACGTGTTGTGCCCTTCAAGAATCCAGCCGATAATAGCGTCAATACGTTTATCGAGCTCGATGTTTGAAGAGCGCGTTTTAGGCGTTTTATCCTGCTTGTTATCATTCGCTTGTTTGGACATCCGGGTACATGATCTTAATTGTTTCCTGTAGGTCCATTAGTTCCTGTAGGACGGCACGGATAGTTTGGGCTTCTTGCTCACGTGCGCGTTTAACATCATCCGGAAGATTGTTGAGATTGTTGGGGTCGAATGCCACCAACGCATTAGTACGAATCTTGATTTTTCTATCAATAAGGTCAACAATTCCTTTAGCTGTATTCTGCATGATCTTTAGCTTTTCATCCGTGTTCATCGTTGCCTTATTTCAGAGCAACGAATTTATTACTAATTGGTTTCTAAATACTCAAAATGGAAGGTTTTTACACCATATTCCCTAAATCCACTCTTTCTATCCATCGTACCGCCTACTGTCACACTCCCCATTTTACGCTCTGTTTTAATATATCGCCACTGCTTTTGCTTCAACATAGCTTTGAATACCGGTATAGAACTAAACTTTGCCATGATGCGATGAGCAGGAAACTCATTATGAAATACTGCACTGCTTTCATTTATTAGCTTTATACCTAATCCAAGCCCTGATAGTCAGGATGGATAACCGTTCTGTTAGAATGAAATATTTTAGCCTTGCCCTTCCTATGCGGTGTGTAATTCGCAAAACACTGGAAACCAATCTGCTTATCGTTATGGTATAATCCATACAGATGTATTTCACCGCCTGGTAGGTTCTCACTCAGATAATGATACTTGCTAAAGTATTTCCAACTTTCTCTCCCAATCTTCCTGATATTGAACTGGAGTTGCTCTCTCCTTTGAAAAAAAAAATCTTCCCCGGCCGGAAGCAGAAACTTTTGTTCGTTACAATCGATAACCCAATCAGGTGATAGCCATTCGATAATATCATAGTGGCAGGACAACAGGATAATTTGTTTATTGCGCTTCTTAGCAAATTTCTGTACGCAATGGCTCATAGCTTTAGCCACTGTGCGATCTACAACAGAAGTCCATTCATCAATACATATAACCTCTGCATCCTGAACCATCAATAGTGCGGCCTCTGCTCGCGCTCTTTGGCCATTGCTGAGCGTCTTTACAGGCCTCACCCAACATGGGACACTATTCAGGCCGATACCTGATAATATCTCTGCGCATTCATCATAAGAAAGATTAGCCGGTAGCTGGTCAATAATGGGCTTATCTTCATCCAGTATTGTTCTGAATATATTATCGCCAAACACCTTTTTAGCCAAGGTGGTTTTACCGCTACCTGATGCTCCACATATCAGGCCCACATGCCATTGCTCAGGAATAGAAATGCCATCGACCAACAGGTGATGGACAGATTTTTTGTTTATATCGATATCCAGTGCATTGCAGGCCATCTGACAACGGAAGCTATCTGATATTTCGCTTTGTAACTTTACTTCTACTGTATTGCCTATCATGATACTATTTTTACGTCAAATCCTTTCCCTGTAAACTCTTCATATAGCTGCTGGCAATGCTGCTCGCTTTCACATCTGATATTCAAGTACCATTGCGGTTGTATCTCCTGAATGTTGGGTTCTTTGTATACCGGTGGTATGTTCTCAGGTAAGATGGATAGCGATGTCTGCTGCGCTAAGACCGTTATAGGAAGTTGATACATCTGCATGAACTCATCAAGACCCTTCTGTGTGATGGTAGCGTATTGAGACGAAAACAGCAGCACATATTTTGCCGCTTCTTCTTTATCCTTACAATCAATAAAAAGTGCATCAAGCAAATCTGGTATTTCAACACCTTCTTTCTCCAGGTCTATGAGGTCCTGATAACGATGGTAACCATCTAAGCACCAATTGGTGCCGTTATCATTCCATACATTAAAAGGGAGTATAAAGCCATTGTCTTTAATCGACTGTTTCAGTTTTTCGCGGTTCTCGTCGGTATGCTGCTTAAAATCGGGTTGCTGAATGAATTGTAGTGAACGCCAATTTATGGGATGCTTACCTAATATCTTGTTTCTTATCTGCATGGCTTAAAAGGAGTGGGGACAGCACTACCACAATGCCATCCCCTGTGTATTAACATTCTTACAATGCGGACCAATCCCCGCTAATGGTAAACTTCGATGCTCGCGGACAAATTAGCTGCAATCGATACTGCTTTTGTAGCAATGGTGTTAGAGGACGCGGCAAGGTAAGGTTACGTGTACCTGTTGCATTTGGCAAGGTGACATAAGTACTATCTCCAGGTGTTGCCGCAAGATCAGCCCAGACACCGGTAGTTTCGTTCCGACCTTGTAGTTTCAGGTACACACCGCTCAGCGAGTCAATCTTTACAAATGATACCGCAGCGCCCAGGGCCTTCATCCCCTTAAAGGTGGATACACCAGACATGGTGCCAGGTGTAATTGCCATTACGAATGTTCCACCACTGCCGGTAGTTGTTACTGTATCCGTAGAACCTGGCTTACCGAGTGTACCGCCTATACCCTGAGCATAAGAGGTGATTGTCATTGCTACTGTCGCAAGCAAGAGCGTAAAGAGCTTTTTCATTTCTGTTTACATTTATTTGTTTGGTTGTTTGAGAAAACGAAGGTAATTATTTATTCAAAAAGTAAATTAATATTCACCTAGTGAAGTAAAATGAATTTATGGCGCTTCTGGTGGTGATGGATCGGGAACATACTTAACGCTATCGCATTGTTCTATATAAGGTATTACTGTCTTTCCCCATCCTTGACAGGTAGGGCATTCAATCACTGGAGGCGTGTCTGAGTCAGGGTTTGCAATTTGTCCGGCACCTCCGCATTGTGGGCAATCGTATGTTCTCCCTGCTGCTGTAAGTACAACGGCCGACAATTCGGAAAGAGTTGTTGAACCTCCATATTGTGTGGACAGTTCGGCAATTTGATATGGTTTTATCTCCATTTTAGTTCCGTTTTACGTAAAATTAGATACGTATCTACCCACATATTATGCACATGGGCAGAATGTGACTATAATTGATTATCACTTTTGGGTAATTTTATGGTAAATCGATTGCTATGATTATTACAGTACATGAAGATGGGAAACCCGGTAAGGTTAAATATGAATTAGTAAAAGCAGAGAATCGCGTAAGTGTTAATATTACTATGCTTGATGAAACGCTATTAAAAAAGTATGGGCGGATTATGGGTATGGATGTGGTTCCAGTTGTAAATTTTGATGCAAATACTCCTGAAGAGGTTAATATTAAGGCTCAAGTTCTTACATTCTTAACCGACAATGATATAGTCGAAATAACCAGCGATTGTGATTGCTAACTGCCAAAGTATCCTTTAGGGGGAGTGCTGAAAACATACTGCACTGTAAAGTAAATGGTTACCCCGTTATCCTTCCGGATTTTCCCTTCCTCATACATGGCATCCAGGAAAGCTTGCAACTGATCTGATGTTATGCCCGGCATTACGGCCTGGAGTTCCTTTTTTTCTGCGCTATACTTTTCGCCGTAATCCTCTTTATGCCCATACGCTATGGAGTTCTTGAATTTGGCATATACGAACTTCCTTATCACTTGTTTGGCATCCTCATAGTTCATAACTATAAATTTACCACTTTGCAGCGAAGCTTTGATATCCTTCTGCTGCTGATCCTCCATATTGTACTCATCACTGAAGCCGAAATATCTCATATTGATAGGTATTTTCCCAAATGTAAGAAGCGACACCACCCGAAAGTAAATGTCGCATCTGTTTTCGGCTAGGTAGAAGCCGTGACCTTTCATAGAAATTTTGTAATTATACGTTAGGTTTTTTCTTTTCACACCCATTTCCCATGTGCATCAGGATAGAATGAGGGTTAAGTAGCATTGTACCGCAAAATTTACACTCTGTAAACCCATACGGTATTGCTCCAGCGCTTTTTAACTTATGAATATAGTCCCAAAGCTGTTGATGCCGATAGTTTTTATAACCCGGTCGTGTCTTGCGTACTAGTATAGTGCCCACCTTCGGGTGGTTGATGAATATACGAGCGTGCGGCATGTCATACCACTTTATTTTGTTTTGTTGCTTTTAGTACCTCAATTAACACTGTTGCTTGTCTTATAGAAACATTAGTATTTATAAATGGCATATGCCAAAACGGCCAATACCATTTTTTTACCTGTACTTCGTAGCCCAAATAATTATCGGGCACTATTCTGTATTTCATATCCTATTTATCGGTTTGGGTTAAAGATTGTTCATTACGTCTCTAAGCCCTTTGATAGTCTTATCCAAACTGCACACGGCTTTGTTAGCTTCATAACGAACCTCTGTAGGAACGTCAAAAGCAATTTGGTAAGTCATAAGTTCATCATGCTGTTTAGATAAACCGCTAATGATTTCTTTTAGTTCTTTCTTAATTTCTTTGCTTGTGTTTTTCATCCTTTATCGGTTTGCGGGGTTAGTGGGTTTAAGAATTGTGGTTGGTCTATTTCATCAAGGGCAAGTTTTACCCATGTTGCTGCGCCACCGCCATCATGGCATAATGTGGAATGTATTTGTTGATAATACTCACCTTCAAAGGTTTCGACTACCAAGTTGACACCATACTTTGTTCCTATCAGGAACTGATTTTTTATTCTTTTCATATTATTTTTTTAATGTTTAGTGAAGAAGTGTTGTAGCGGCACATTAAGCCACTTACACATAGTTGCATATGTTTCAACATCAGGAAGGAACGTACCATTGCAGCACCTTGATATAGTTGCTTTAGATAGCCCTGTTTGTTTAACAATATCCGATAAGGACAAGCTCCTGTAATCTTTTGTATCTGTAATTGCCATCGCAAATAACTCTCTGTTAAGCACTTCTTTCATACTATTGGTTTTGCGGGGTGTTGCCCTTGTTATTTATTGATGCTGGATAGGCTTATATTTTGCCTTATCCGTTTTATTCTATCTGCTGTTTCGCTGTTATTATCCACCTCAAAAGCTACTAGCCTCCAACCGTGCCTTATCGTTGATGGATTCATCTTAAAGAACTTCGCTATTTCAGGGCTTTTCGCTTTTACATACAGCTTAATGATATAATACGCTTCCTGCTTGGGAATACTAATAGCCCTTTTAGTCGCTCTGCCATCTTTAAAGAAATGCTCTTTCTCTATCCCGTATTCCTGACACACGGCATTAACAACGGCGTGCATACGGTCAAACGTACTGTGCCGTGGTAAGCCAGGTGCGATATATGGGCTGGGGTAGTGCAAGTCTCTATTTTATTTTGGTTCCACATAACTATTCAGGTTCAGGTCATACACCAGTACTTTGTAGCTAGTGTTGAGGTCGGGATATGCTCCTCTGCATTCAGGTTTCTTGCAAGGGTCAAGATTGATCGGTGCCAGCCTTCTTACCGTGGCAATGCTTTCTTTAAGTTCCTCTTTGGGTATCGGTTCGCTTTTCAGCAAAATGTCCTCACATGAAGTGCATTGTACATGAATGCTGTAGAGTTGGATGTTATCCATTGGTAGCCTCCTGTATTTTCGGCATTTCGTCATGGGTTACACCATCCAGTAAGCGGCCTGTAGCATGCTTGCCCATTTTAAAAGTTGTTGTACATAGGTCGTTATCTATGTCACGGTAGTTAGCTTCATTCGTTACTTGCCCATCCTTCCAAATAAAGCATTCTTTGAATCTGAATGATGCTAGCGACCGGTCCTCTGGTATGCATTGTACAGCATGGGTGATATCACACCATTCCCCCCATTGCTTGAAGAAGAAAGGAACGTTTGCTGCTTTGCATTGATCTCTTAGCTGTCGGAACCAGTCGGGATGGGATGGCCTTGCACCATGCCCGCTTTCGCCACCGGCTATAACCCAATGTATTTCCCTGTTGATGTTCCATGAAAAGCGGCTTGGCGATAGATAGCAACCAACAGCTTTCATAATATCAACGGGCCCAAGTAGTGGTTCGCAGGAAAGAAAACGAACTGCTGCGGGAACATTTTGCAAAAGTGGTATCCTCTCATCAGCAGTTTTCTGATTTTCAACCGATACACCGATCCAAACATTTTTTAGTGGCTCATACGGTACACCGAAAGGATTAGGCGTCCATTCTGTAAACCACTCAACCATGCGTTTAGGTCGCTTTGTAAGTATCTGAAATGTATGCTGTGGACATTTCTGCATGATGAAGAAAACCTCCATTATGAACTCAAAAGGCACATCCTCATGAAACAGATCGCTCATGCTATTGACGAAGAAGGTTGTGGGCTTCTTGGTATTCAACGGCTTCTGTAATGCTGAATGGTCAAGGTTTACCTTGCCAGTCCAGTTCAACTTGCCGCCGGCTGTTTTCTCTACGGTGCCAGCATACTTGTCTTTACTGGCAGGCATATGCATCAGCCGGTGTGCCATAGTAATGGCATAGCAGTTCTTGCAGCCTTCGCTTACCTTATCGCACCCTACAACAGGGTTCCAGGTCTGCATGGTCCATTCAATCTTTGACATATGGCTACTTTTAGTGATTATTGAATTGATAAGCTTCCTGCTCAGCCTTTATCTTTTTAGCTAAATGGCCAGTCATTAGTTGGTAGTATTTCACACCATCTTTCTCTTCAGGCTCATTACTTACAATAAGGCTCACACTTTTACTTGTGTACTTAAGCGATAAAAAGAAAGTTTCGACTATAGCCTTACACTGGAAATTTCCTCTGCCTGTTTCTTTACCGGATTCTCTGGTTATTACAGGTATACCGTTAGGAGTGTTTATTGCTATGTACCATTCAGTAGGTTTATCCTTATCCTGGAAGAAGGAAAGCTTTGTACCCCTAGTAATGTTTAGCTCTCTCATCAGTTGTTTGCTAAACGATATCCTGCCTGTTTCATGCAGGTTCACTAAATTTTGCGTAGGCTTTACGCCTTGGCTGTTGTCTAAGTTGAATTCTTGTAGATTCATAATTTTTAGTATTTATTAAAATGGTAAATCGTCTGTGTCGGGAATGTTACTGTGTTTAGGAATAGATAGCCGCTTCGTATTTTGCTTTAACTTCTGAAGGGGATAAGCATCGAAGCCTTTACGATATATGTGGATGGCATTATATAGCCAGTTGCGGGGTAGCCACCATTTTAATCGCCAGCCTATACCGTTGTAACGGAAGTAAGTATTTAGGTTTTTACGGTCGAACAACAACAGCAGTATCAGTAAGGCATACTCTCCATACTTATGCCTGCTATGGTTTATATACCCTTCAATGGTGACCGTCATTGGTACTTCTGTTTCTTCGTAGGCTTTTAGGCTGTACTCCCTTCTTATTGGCTTATGGAACACATAAGTACCAACCCGTATGCGCTCAAGTAATACATAGCAAGGCCTTTTGTACCATCCGTGATAACAATTCCAACATAACTCAGGACTTACGTACCTACGATATACTCCTGTGCCATCACAACTATAACAATGCTTACCTGCCAGATGCTGCAAATCGTAGCCATCATTTACACCATACTTGCTACATAACCTGCTTTTTAGTTCGTACCAATAGGTTTTTACTCCTTCCCTATTTGCCATCATCATCAAATGGCCAATAACATTTATTAATATTTTCATCAGTATTTCACGATTTTATAATGCTCGGGTATGCCTTCTGATATGGCTATCTCCCGTAAATAATTATTCAGTATCATTACCTCTTTACCTTCACTATCTACTATCGCATGCATGGTAGCTCGGTATGGCCGGTATATCACCACCTCTGTTTCATCTGCTGTCATCCTGCTAAACATATCCATAAGGTGTTGGTGATAGGTAATTATCTCTTTGGGTGCAATAGGTGAAAGGTCATAGCAATCGTCATAAGTGTGGTAATACCCATCCGCCTGTACCTGCATAAAGTATTCAGCTTTTATATGCCATACCTTGCCATCGGGGTAACACCAATACTTATCCAGCCCGGGCATCTTAAACTTTTCATGTCGATATGTTTCATTACCGTTCATCTATATTGCTGCTCCTTCACTATCTACCAGTTGTATCTCTAATTGCTTCAATACACCTTCAGGGTTTTCAGCATACTTATCCAGCATTGCCGCAATAACTCCGGCATCCTCAAGTTTCAGCAGTGCTATCTTTTTTAGTAGCTCTTTCTGATATTCCATGATAGTGTACATGCCTTTGTCATCATTGCCCCATATATCAGATAACGGGCCTGAGCTGTATGTCTCAAGTTGGCGTAAGAAACTCTTTGCAGCATTCTTCAGCTCTCGCCTGTATACCTGCGTACCTTGCAATGCTTCTATACCTTCCATTACCAGCGTACATGCCAGTATATTGGTTAAGAAGATCTCTTTTAGTTGTTGCGATTTCATTACTCGATATATTTAAACTTGTTTTTACCATATAGGCCTTGCCTTAAGGCGTGGTTGTAGATTGCTAGTTTTGTCCGGTCAGGAAACATGGCACATAATTGTTTCCATGTTGCGGTATAGTAATTTGCAATCAGCTTATTGGTATCAGGCATTGTCCACTCAGGCTGTTTCTTCATTTCACCTCCTTTATAAAAAATTCAATTCTTGGTTTTACTTTATAAACCATATACTAGCATTGCTGCATCTCTGCTGTGCTCAGATGTTAGGCCAGTGTATTTAGTTATGGTTCTGAATTTCACAGCATCAATCTTGGTTTTCGCCTTCATTGGCCGCTGCATAATGTGCTTTATGTTGTGGTCTTTAAGAAAGTCTTCCCATATACTAGCATCACGTTTCACACTCCCAGCACCTTGCGCTTTGTGATAATCTTCACTTCTACCAAATACTGCCTTACGGGCATCTTCAACAATTACAAGAATTGTATAACCCTGCTTGTGGTAATCTTTGACTTTATCTAGGGCACGATGTATTTTCATAGTGCTTACTTCGATAAACCTTTTTTCTTTTTTGCTCCAAATAGCAAAGCCAGTATTTGTTCCGCTATCTATACCTATTGCGATATCTAACTGTTGGTTAGTCCACATAACTATTCGCCTATTAAAAATTGTTTTGATTGTTCACCTAACAGGTTGTTTGCTACTGTTGTTCCATTCTTCATTACAGCGTATGGTAAGAAGATGGTCGCAAGGTCTGCCTGCTCTGCTTCTATGATTGCCATCTGCGCTGCTATCCAGTCTTTAAGTATACGCCAGCACACACGTATAGCATGGGCGTTGGTTTGGTATTTCTGTGCTACTTTCTGCTTTATCAAAGCTTTTTGCACAGCCCTCCAGTTGGCAGGCATTTCAAAACGTACAGGCATACCATTTACTGATATGAAGAAGCTAACAGCCGTTACATTGCCTTCGTTATCATAATCCGTCATGATACGGTTTGCACCCTTTTTTGATAGTAAGCCCTGTATTTCCTGAACTGTCTTGTTAGCGTCGATGGTTGTGGTATAATTCAGTATTGGCATTTTGCTTAAGATTAAAATGGTAGATCGTCACTACTACCGGAATTAATATTTGATTGTGATGTGTGTTGAAAATCTGCATGGTTAGTTCCTGCTGGTCCGCTGTTGAAAAAGGTGAAACCCTGCTTGCCAAACTCACTCCATTTCTGTATGCTCTTATCAAAAACGTAGGGTATCTTCCGGCATTCCCCACTTCTATGCTTTTCAATGAATACACCGGCTGTATGCAGGCTAACATTGTTCTTATCTTTCATATCCTCTGAACTAGGTACGTGCAGGAACATTACCAGGTCAGCATCTTGTTCAATGGCCCCACTCTCCCGCAAATCTGAAAGTTTGTATGTCCTAACCGCTCTACTCTCCACAGCTCTATTTATTTGGCAAAGTGCTATTACCGGTATGCTTAGCTCCATGGCCAGCCCTTTCAGTTGCCTTGATATCATAGAAATTTCCTGCTCCCGCTTATCGCTTTTCACCCCGTCACCAGTCATTAGTTGCAGGTAGTCTATTATCACCATCTTTATCCCTTTCTTTTGTTTTAGCCTGCGCACTTTAGATTTCAATTCACTGATGCTGATTCCTGCTGTATCATCTATGTAAATAGGCAATTGCCCTAGTTCCGCAGCGGTTTTAGCGAGATGTACCGTTTCTTCAGGGGTTTGCCTGTTAGGGAACTTTATTTTGCTATGTTCAACCCCCGATGCCATAGCCAGCATACGCTTAACTATTTGCGCCTTCTTCATCTCCAGCGAGAAGATAGCAACCGGTTGTTTCGCTACTGCAGCATTATAACCTAGGTTTAAAGCAAATGCGGTTTTACCTACAGCTGGCCGTGCTGCTATGATGATAAGGTCTGATTCCTGCCACCCACCGGTACAGGCATCCATGTCACTACTGCCAGTAGGTACCCCTGTAAACTCTGTATTGGCTTCCCGCTTTTCATCAGCATCCAGCATTACTTCCATCACGGTGCCGGATATATGGCTTACCTCTTGTTTGGCTGAATGCATCTGCACTTCATAAAGCTCTCTTTGTGTACGCTCCAGTAATTCAAACACATCGGTACCATCTTCGTAAGCGTCACCTACTACACTACCTGCTATATGAATTAATCTGCGTTGCAGATATTTTTCAGCTATCACATAAGCATGCGCCTCTACGTGTGCACTGCTGACAACCCCCATGGTAAGCTTAGCGAGGTAATAATCGCCTCCTACCAATTCCAGCTCACTATTTTTTCTCAATGCCTCGCTCACAAGCAATAGATCTATTGGCTGTTGAGCTGTATATAAATCGAGTATAGCTGTATAAATTTTCTGATTAGCATCTACGTAGAAATATTCTTCAGATTTAAGTATAGCTACAACCTCTTCCAGTTTATCTTTCTCCAGCATTATCGCACCTAGTACTGCCTCTTCAAGCTCAGGGGCTTGGGGCGGCACCTTACCATATACCAGTGTTATAAGGTCGGGCTTGCGGCTGCGTGTGTTACCAAAGTCTTTTTTTATGTTCACAGCCATATCAAGAATTCATTTTTAGCTCCATTACTTTTAGCAAATCAGCGGTAGCCTGGTCAATCTGCTCAGGTTCATTGCTACTGTCTTTTTCTTCAACTTCCTGTTGGTACTTGCCTTCTAAAAGTTTAGTGTAGTTATCATCGTTTTTAGTCAACCAATCGAAACCAAACCAATTATGAGGCTTAAGGAGGTAGGTAGATTTAGAGGCCAGTTCAAGTATTTTCAAAAAGTCAAATGCTGGTTCTTTCAATCGGGCTGTAAGATGGCTTCTGCGCGATTTGGTGATGGTTGATACTTTGGGTTTGTTACGCTCTTCTGCCCAGATATTCCAAAGTGCCACATAAGGCTCAATGAAGCCCGGACGATTTTCTTTGATGAACCTGAAAATGTCTTTTTTGGTTTTAGGTAGAGTTTTGTATTCTGCTTTTAGCTCTTTAGCAACTACTTCATCTTCTGTCGGCGAAACTTTTGTTTTGCCATCAGATACGATAGTATCTGTATTGTTTTCTTTTGTTTTATTTACTTTACTTTTATTTACTTTTATTTGTGTACTTCTGTCGTCATTAATCGAATTAATGTTGACATTATCTTTATTAATGTATACATTAATCCCGCTCACGAGGTATTCTGCTAACATTTGTACACTTAAGCGCCTTCCGGCAGCATCTACATATCTTGTCTGAATTCCCTTAGAAGTGAGTATTTGATAATCGTCATATTTCTGTTTGTCGAAGAAATTTCGAGCTATTAACTCATCTACTATTTCCAGTATTCGGGTGCCTTTTATAGTTCCTCCTATGCGTTTTGCAAGCAGTATCGCTTCTGCCTCCGTAAACTTATAGTAGTATCCATTTTTGTATATGAGGCAAAGAAGCCTGATCGCTATATATTCTGCTTCCCATCCATGTTCCGCACTTACCAGCTGTAGTTTATCATCTTCAAAGATGTCTACATCAAGCGGGAAGTATGAAAGGCCTTGTTTCGGTTTTCTTGCCATTTTAGTTTCTACTGTTAATTTGTGATAGGTGAGGGTTTAAAATATTTCTCCCTGTTTAGGTACCGGTGCTTTGTATTGTTTTATTACCCTGTCTACCATCGTTTCATACTTTCTTGCCTGTTCCAGCGCAAGACTGCTATGGGTTTTTATATACCGCTTTTGCGCCTCACGCATCGCCAGCACTAGCTTCATGAAGTTGAGCCTCAAGGCTTGTTCGCCTTTAAGTTGCTGCTCCAGTTCACTATATGCCGGCGGTTTGCTCATCTAATTGAACCATTTTACTATTGTATCCCCATTGAAACCTTTCTCCCACACATACCACGCATAAGCAACAGCACTACCACCGCTTGTGCGAAGACCTACGAAATCTCCATTCTTTGCACAGTTGATACGAGAAGAAGAAACATAAATAATCTTCGGAGGTGTAGAACAGAATAGCTTTTTGCGGCCTTTCCCTTCCATAAATTGCACCTTGAGAAACATTGCTACTTGTTTACCCGGCCGAATCAGCCTGAGAGCATGTTCAATAAATTCTTTTGCTTTAGTGTATGGTGGGTTTGTAATAATGTCTCCTTCCCACTCATCATTGCATTGCAGAAAATCAATACCCCCAAAACCAAAGCCACGGTCTATGAGGTCTGTGCTTTCAACTGCATATCCCATCTTCAGCATCTCTTTTGATAGATGCCCCTCACCACATGCAGGTTCCCAAATGCACCGGTCGAACCGGTGCATGTTTAGGAGTAGTTTTATTGCAATTGGATCTGTTGCATAATAATCGTTCTGCTCACGCTCTCCTTCAGAGTGTTGGCTACTACCAAGAGTTTTGAAAATGCTGTTTGTATTGCCAGTCCAGTCTTTCATTTCTTAAGCTGCTTTATCAATTATTACCATCAATGCTTTTACCGGCTTGCCATCTTTGTCAAAGCCAGCTGCTTCTATTGGCTTCTCAATAGCGTTTACCTCTCTTAGCCAGTCTACCAGTCGGGTATTTGCTTTCTTGGTGCCTGATAGTGTTGCATGGCTTACCAGTGCTACTATTCTACCTCCGGGCTTTACCAGGTTCCACATCTTCAGCAGGTGTGTGGCTTCCTGCGCTTTGCTGCGTGGTGGTGCAGCTATAATGCGGTCATACAGGTTGGCGCTCTCCATTTGTATAAAGTCACCGCCTACGTACTGGCCACCTTGTATATCGGCCAGTATCTTGCGGTTTGCCGGTAGTATCTCGCAATAGTCAATGTGCATATCGGTATCGGTAGTAAGCGCCTGCTTTAAGATGGTACCGGTATTGGCACACGGTATTAGTATCAGGTGGTCTTTTTCAAGGCTCGCGGCGGCTACCAGTTCTGCAGCTGCTGGCTCGGTTATGAACGGCGCATCTGATTTAGGCAGCTTTTGCAAATTGGCATCTTCATCAAACAGATCTCCTTGCGGGTCTACTGCATGCTTACCGTTCACCAGGTATTCTTTTACCTCTTCTTCACAAAGCTCTACAGCTTCCATCAGCTCCTGCATCTTTGCATAGTTGTCCTCTCTTCCCCAATGCAAGAAGGGCGTATTGATGGCAAATGATTTATTATTCGCCACCTTTCTTATTCCCGATAGCACAATACCGGCAGCGTCATCATCTCCTTTCAGGCTGAACGATCGCGTTTCAATCTCTTCAGTTAGCTTCCCTTCCTTTTCGTATTGCTCACACAGCCGGGCAAGGTGCGGGTTCAATGCGTGGAACGCTTCTATAAGGTCGTTATGTACAGGGGTGGTATTTTCTTCATCCTTTACAATACGCTGGTTGCCTTCCGGTAGCTTCTCGTTGTAGCTTACTACCAGCTTACCGTCTTTGTCCAGCTTAGCCTTTACTATTTGAATTAGTCTTGACATTGGTACGTTACTTTAAACAGGTTATGATTATTTGCGTAGTATATTTTTAGTCCCAGTTCTTTAGCTATATGGTGTTCCAGTTGTGCACCTCTGCTGTCAGTCCAGTTATCCAGCATGAAGATGGCCTCACAGTCTATCAGCACCCTTATATCTTCCTTCATGTAGTGCTGCCAAGTGTGTGCAGGGTCAAAGGGGCAAATGTTCATCGGGTTTACCGGTGCGTGGTTTGCTTTCTTTAGCTCTTGTTCGATTGTCTCGAAATACTCCTGAGCTATGTGCAGGGGCAAGCCTGTAATCTTTCCGGAGATGTATATTTTCATAAGAATGTGTTTGTGGACAGTGATGGATTCGAACCACCTCGCTCCATATACATGAACACTCATATGCGAGAAGATATTCACGTCGCTACTGTCCTTTTCGGGCGGGGCTACACATGCAGCCCTATAACACCCGTTGTTTGGCTCCCTCACGCACTCAAAAGCTTTCAAAAATTTGTACGTGGTTTGCCTGAAATGTTTTAGAAAGAGCCAACCTGAGAACAGGCCAGCCGTATGCCTATGCTTATGCTTCTTTAATTATCGTTGCTTGTACTTCTTCGTCTCTTTCTGCCAGTAGTAGAGGTGTACCATACTTTTCATTCATATAAGCCCTTGCCTTGCCTACCATCCAGTATATCTTTTGTATCGCTGCTTCATCTCGCAGTACTGGAAACTCTACTATCCTTTCAGCCCTCGGTATGTCATAGCACCAGTCTTTTATATCAAGGTCATAGTTGGGGTTATCGTCTCTAAACTGCTTCATATCGAAGATCATGTTCTTCTCTACCTCCCTGCGCCTTTCCATATACCTATCGTTGCTATCGTCAGGCATACCCGTTGCGTACCATATCTTTTGCTTTTCAGCCGTAATCTGTTCGGCAGGGGCATTTACTAAGCAATACACTGTTGTCCATTTCTTGGCGCCTGTCAGTGCTATATAACCCATGTTCTGCCAGTAGTATGAAGTATCCAGCGGGTCTGCCACATCAGGGAATGTCCATAGGCTCCAGCTACATTTGGTATCAAAGCCTTCTTCTACGTTGTATATGTCTTGGCCTATGTATAAGTCGGGCTCACCAGTCAGGTATTCGTTACCGATGCGCTCTTTGTTCTTTTTGAACATGCGCTTTGTATGCAGGCTGTATAGCGTTATAGCCAGTTCTTCTTGCTGTATGCCCTTCTCTACTTCTTTACTGGTAAAGTCTTTCTGCCTGCTGTACTTTATACTGCGGTACAGTTCTTTTAAGTAGGTCTTTGTCGTTTCGCTCAACTTGCCGGCAGCTTTATCTGCATTTGTGCGGGGTTCGGTCATTATCTTACCGATAGCAGAGCAGCGTATTAAGAGGTTATCGAAATTCATTACCCTTTATCGTTTTCTAATTGTTCACGTTTAGTATCGAAGAGTGGTAGTTGGTTGGTGTCTTTCGCAGCCATCCAAAGCTCCTCTGTCAGGTGGGTTAGCTCGGTTGCTTCTTCGATAAGTAGCTTTACACGTTCTGCTTCACGGTCAGGTTTCACTACTTCGGCTGGCGCATATACATCCTGCAATTCTTCCATTGTTTGCATACCCATCATTATTTCAGGGGCGTATAAACGTCCAAAGAATGCAGCCGCACGGTACCTTATCATTAGAGAAGGCATCGTTTTCCATTTACTACCATTCTTATTTAGCCATCCTTCATCTTTTGCCATTTGGATAGTAACCATTGGGCCGTACAGCTTTTCTTTGGTCTCTTTATCATAAGCCCATGCTGAACAAGTCATTTGCTCTGTTCCTTCATTTTGCATATCGTACCTTAACGGGCTAAAGTTTCCGCACGAGTTGATAGAGGCGATAATGAAAGTGCTGCTCCATGACGGACGGCCTTGAACTATATACAGGTTCTGCATTACCATAAGAGGGCTGGCGCCTATTCTGTTCGACATTTCAAGGGCTATCATCGTATTCTGAATATTACCTTGATACTCTTTAGGTATCAGTGTCGAGCTGGCTAGCATTTTCGCTACCCGCTGTGCGTGTTCAAAAGAAGCATTATCGCCAAATGATGAATGCTGTGGTTTGTTGTTTAAAATTTCGAGTGCCTGTTCCATTTATTGAATTTCTTTTGTTGTTTAAGTTGATATTCTTGCTCATGCTGCCAGCATCTGAGGTAGCCAATACCAAAGCCTATGATAGCGGTAACTATGCACCACCCGCATGCTGCTGTAAACGAGATCATGGGTTTACTACTTCAAAGTTTTCTACTGGTATCACCTCTTGTAAAGCCACTTTGTATAGTTCGCCGTGTATCATTTTCACTTTCAACCCTCGCAGGTTCAGGAACACAGTTATCACAAATGCACCGAAAGAAGAGTTAAACAGGCGTACATTGCCTTTATCATCCATCAGGTAGAATTCTCCATCTATATGGTGGAAGTACGGCTCATGTTTCAGGTGCGCTATACGGCAGTTTATTTGTAGCTGTAGCTGTTCCTGCATTTCGTTTGGCAGGTCGGTATTCTCTACATATTTGCGGAATGCTCCCAATGCATCGGCATTATCGAAGCTGTTTATCCACTCAGTTATTTTCGTGTATTGTTCGTTGTGGTTCATGGCTATATTTCGATTTCGTGTTTAGCTAATAGTGTACGAGTGTATAAGTTGATAAAGTGCTGTTGGAATTCACGAGTATGGTCTTCTAATCCAGTATTGAAGTGTTCGTTTTCCTCTATCAGAATGCCAACGATGGTGAATAGGGGCACTTGTAAAATGGTATTGGAGATATATACCACTTTCTTATCGAGGGAAACCTTTGCCTGTACCCGTTTATCCTCAAAGAAGCCGTAAACAAATTGCAGGTCTGGATGTACTATATAACCACAATGCTCCAGTATAGTTAGCCCTTGTTTTATTTTATTTTCTACTTCTTCATTAAATGTTTCAAAGAAGTCGCCAATCTTCGATGCAATACGTAACGCCCCAATACCTTCAAACTTTTTTGTAAGAGCTTTATACACTGATTTAGGTACTACTATGAGGTTTGCCTCATCAGGGTTACTGCCTCTTGCTTTAATTTCATTTAAAGCTTCCTGATAAATCAGCTTGCCATTTCCTATTACATTTGTCCATGCATTACTCCAGTCTCCTACATACCATTCATAATCCATTGCTGCCTCAAAATGCTCATCGGTTATGCTTTCAAAAAAACATGTGGCCACTTTTTCATTAGCATTATGCAATGCTTGTGTTATCATGTATGATGCAGATCCTTTGAACTCCCTGAGCTCATTTATTTCGGCGTTGGCTATGTCGTAGCTGAAAACGGACTTCTTTTCTGGGTGTTCGAATATTAATACACCTTGCTTGTAAATGCTTAGCCTTTCACCAGGGGGATATACTGCATAGGTGCCATCGCTGAAAAGTGGCTGCTTGTTATGTATGAAGTACTTGTGCCAGTTGTCAATTACATTTTTGATTTGATTATCTACTTGTATATAAAAGGCCGTTGTATTTTCAACAGGTATCATCTCTTCCGTCACCTCATACTTAGCACCTCCTTCATCAAGGGCATTGCACCATAATTCACGAACTATCATCCATGGTTGCCAATCTTCACCCATACGAGTAGTTATCGATGTTCTGTTGCCATTTATACAGATGATTTCAAACACCTCATCTCTGATAGTTTCTCTTTCCAAATGCACTTTTACTTCCTCATTGCCAACAAATATTTTGAAGTCAAGGTTATTGCGGAATAGAAAAGCGAGTGTGTATTTCAAGCCAGTCCCGAATTGACCAATTTTATATTGGTCTTTAGATTTAGTCGTGCCGCCCATCAAAGCGACCAAACGAATGTCAAGTTCTCCGTTGTTTTGAATTTTTAGGTATTTCATGGCTTATGCAGTTTTAGCAGGTTTAGCAATAGTTTGTAAGTAGTGCACCGTCCTATCCATCAAGCCCACGTTAGCATTAGGTACACCGCCAAAAGGCACACTTTCTTTACGGCCTTCGCTTTTATTGATAATATCTGCTATCAGGTCGTGCACCTCTTCGCTATGCCTGTTATTAGCATACCACATAGCAAATGTTAAGTCCTCTGTTTCCTGTGTATCATTCAGGTAGGTAACACGTACTTTGCCGTATGTGTCGCATGCAGTTTCTTCAAGGCTCTGCATCGTTACCGTTCTTTCCAAGTAGCTTTTCTCACCTACCAAGCCGGGGGTAAAGCAATAAGCGGTAACGGTACCATTGTCATTTTCTTCGTAGTAGTCAACCGATATTTTGTAGTTCGGTTCTATTTGTTTTACTTTTGTCATAGCATTAAGCATTTAGTTGTTTATGAAATGAGCATCGGGTTCCAGCCGGTGCTTTTTTTATGCTGATTTATTCAGTTTGAAAAGTCTAGTGTTACGTTTCGAGGTAACCATCGCGGCAATCTTTGAGGCTTTATCGTCAGTCCCTTTCGGGAGAACTGAAGCATTGCCCTGCTCCAGTTCTTTTCTTGTGTTGTAACATTCTTGCAAGAGGTTCTTACACATCGCCTCAATATTTTCCAGTCGCTGAATTACTTTATTGTTCATGGATGTTTGTTTCTTGTGAACGGAAATACTCCTCAACCACTTCTTTGTTTTCATCAACAAACAGGCGTAAGTCTTTTAGCATGCCCATTTTGCATGTGCCTTCTCCAAGGGTATAGTTTAATTGTCTTAGTGTGTACTTGGGTTTTTCATTATCCGACTCATCCCTATGAGCATCTAAGAATGCGGCTTTCATGCCTGCATAAGAAAAGAATTTCACCAATGAAGCAAGTTCCTCCTCCTTGATTTCTCCCGATATATTATTCAGAGATTGATTATGTTTTTTTGCTACCTTTGTTCCCATTTTGTAAACACTTTGTATTTGTTGTGTTGTCGTATTGTATCACAAATGTAGAAGATTGTTTGTAAAAAACAAACAATCGATCAAATATTTTTTAAAATAAGTTCACCAAAAACAAACAATGCCAGAAAACACTGAATTAGAGAGGTTCTTGGAAATGTGGGAATGGGTGAAGAATAAGGAGAATATTAGTAGTGACGCAGAGTTATTGAAACTGTTGGGATATAGTTCCAGGTCAATGATTTCGGAGATCAAGGGGGGGAGAGCCATTTCCGACAAGCTATTGAATTCCTTAGCTGATAGCTTTGGGATAAGCCGCAAGTATGTAAAAGAAGGAAGTTTGCCAAAAACAAACACAGAAGAAAGTATTACAAACAATTTACAAACGGTAGGCGATGAGATGCGTTACAATAAAGCTTTTGGGGAAACAAAAAGAGAGCCATTAAAGGTGGTTCCAAATAAGGCGGTGGGTGGTTATACGCAGCACTACACAGATCCAAAATTTATACATGAACTGCAGCCAATGAATATGCCCGGGTTGGAAGAATACACCGATCCGGAATATCGAGCCTTTGAAGTGGATGGTGATAGTATGGAATATCTTGACATTGAGAACCAGCCGCGCGGTATAATGAAAGGGTCGCACGTGGTGGCAAAATTTGTAGAGCCCCTTTTTTGGGATCATACTCCTCAATATTATGTTCATGTTATTGTAACAGATGACCAAATATTAGTGAAGCGTCTTTTCAGAAAGGGCAATTATTATGTTTTGATAAGCGATAATCCATTCTATCCACAGATACTTCTTAAAAAACAAGCTATAAAAGAGATTTGGCTGGTAAAACGGCATATAGATTTTAGCATGCCTCCACCAAAGAAATTTGATATTGAAATTGATATACCTGAAGAATAATAACTATGAAAAAAATATTAATGATTCTTATTGTGGCAACGACGTCTTTATCTGCGTGTGGAGACAAGGAAAAGCCTGAACCACAAAACGTCGAGTGCCCTACTAATACTTCGATACCTGCCCTGGAATATAAAGACGATTTTCCTGAAGCAGTATTGAATACATACAAAGATCAAGGGTTTGATTTTTCCTATCCATATGATACCATCTATACTGGCCGATTAAAGTTCAAGTTGATAGATTACAATGGTCATAGGGTAATCTCTGCTGATAAGATGTATAAAGACAATCTGAATTTGCCTGATACATACGATAACACACAACTATTTTTCAAGGTGTATTCAAATGATGTAATGATACATGACTTTACACGGTCAATCGCGAGTATTGCACCTGCTAATAATACAAGCTATTTGGAATCATACTTAACAGCAGGGGAGTGCTATAAAGTTTATTGTGTGTTCGCCAAAGATGACCAGGTAGTTTATCAAACCTATTTCGATATTTCTTTCTAATGGCAGATAAGCAGTACACAGAGCAATTCCATAAGAATTTCAATCGGGCTGTAAATCAAATTATGGCAGATCTGGAATTATCAAGCCTAGTGGAAGTTGCTGACCTAATCGGTGTGCATAAGCAATCCATATATCGCATTTTGGATTTCAAGCAAGCCCCGACTGTGGAGCAGGCCATTACCCTATGTCTTAAAGGCAACTTCAATGCAAATTGGATGTTTTTGAATAAAGGAGAGGTAAAAATGGATGTTCAGGTGCTTATGAGCGATATAGCAAAAGCATTGAAAATAAAGGCAAAATAGTTCTTTGCAGCGTTAACAGGACCGTTAACAAGATTGCACGAATGCGTGCTCTTGTCGGATATAGAAAATATTAATAACCGCTACACACAAGCTTTTGGCGTTACCTAATTTTAGGGCAGGTAACTCATAATCAGGGGGTCCTAGGTTCAAGTCCTAGTGGGACCACATTCTCTGGAAGCCTTTGCCCAAGTGCTTCCAGAGTTTTTTAACCAAGTTCTTGTGTTGTAGCATTTGTTTAACCGTTAACAAAAACGTTAACACAAATGGCTTACAATGTTTCAGCTACCAAATGGCTGCAGACGCAGCAAAATCACTGTTTATCCAGATAACTGGAAAACATCCCGTGCTACAGTAAAGAAGATTTGGTACATGAGTTACCGTTTCTATGATCCTCGTTATCCTAAGCCTAAGCAGGTTACGATTAAAGGGATGAACGATTTTAAGGAGCTTCAAGACCGACAGATCGCTACCCAATCCCTTTATGACAATGAGCTTGAGAAGCTGAATGCCGGCTACAATCCGATAACAGGTTACTTACCTTCGGCGCCAAGCGAACCATCTATAATAGATGAGGTTTCAAAATTTATAATGTCTCCCGACACGCCTTTTATCGCGGCCATTCGGCGCACTATCCACGAATCGAATTATTCTCCTGAAGTAAAAACAGATTTACGTTCTGTCTTGAAATATACAGGGTACGCAGCTTTAAAACTAAAATTGGAAAGTAGGCCAGTCAATACAATAAGAAAAAGGGAAATCAGGGCCATACTTAAAGTACTTCCAGAAGTCAAGGGCAAGTGGTCTAATCGTACCCATAATTACTATAAAGCTCACTTATCAATGATCTTCAAATTCTTATTCAACCAAGACGTGGTAGAATTAAATCCTGTAGATGGGATTGAACTTTTGCCACATATAGTTGAAAAAAGGGACACTTTAACGGATCAGCAACGGATAATGATAGATGAAGATCTACGCAAAGACAATTTCAACTTTTGGATGTTTATGCAAATATTCTTCCATTCACATTCCAGGACAACAGAATTGTTGAAAGTCAAGTACAAAGATGTAAACCTTGAAAAACAGGAGATTGAATACACTGTTAAAAAGGGAAAAGTGTATAGGAAGGTTACACGGCCGATGAAAGACTGCGTTTTATCTTATTGGAAAATTGCTATCAACCGTTGTAATGGAGAAGATAAATACTTGTTTGGTGAAGGGTTAATGCCTGCCGATACACCAATCAGGAGAGAACAGATATCCAGGCGTTGGCGTAGATGGGTTAAAAATAAGAAAGATGAAAACGGCAACCCTAAATATGGTGAAAATGTCCCTGACTGGTACAGTCTTAAACACTTGAATACTACTGAAACTGTAGCCTTAATTGGAAAGAATATGACAGCTGAGGCAAATGCACACTCTGTTGAGATCTTAGAAAAACATTATGATGTGAGAGCGGAAGAAAGAACGGCAACAGTTATACGAAAGTTGACAAATACTTTTTCTCCTCAAAAACAAGAAAGCGGCCATTGAGCCGCTTTTTATTATGCAATTTTTCCTCCAGCCTCCTCATACCAACCAGTTGCCTTAGCAAGTGAGCGCTCAGGTTGATTATGTCCACTACCCGGTAAAGATGCCCATATCTTACGTACCTTATCAATAGCCGCTTCCAAACGGCCTGCCTTGATGTCATCCAATGCATCTTTCTTTTCAGATATTAACTGAATAGCTGCTTTGTCCTGATTAGCTGGTGCGAAATCGGGTAAACTAATTTTCATCTTCAAAGCCTTCCATGTAGAATATGTTATCTGATATGCACCTGCAGCAGACGTAACTATTGCCTTGCCTGCCTTATCAGTGTAGTCAAAATATAATTTAGGGTGATCTTTAAAGCTATCAAATAGCTTCTCATGTTTATAGGTGCTACCAAATAAATATCGGTACCCGTTCGCGCTGGCTGTACCTTCACATTTCCGTATCATGTAAAGGAATGCATTCAAATTATCGTTCGTGCTCACTCTATCCAATCTTGAGGGGTTATTATTTATTTGGTCTCGTTCTGTATGCATGTTAGGGTAGGTTTATTTTAGTCGTAGCACGCAGTATCCAGCGTCCGAGTGTGTAAATGCCCAGGATTGCAACTGCTATCCATAGGTAACGATTCGTAGTGCTTTGACTGGTATTCTTAATTTGAAGCTTTTCAACCTGGTCGGCCAGTTGCTTTTCTTTGGCTTTATTGGCTACCTGAACTTCTTTAACACGCCAGAATGTATCTACCTGTTTTGTAGATGGTGGACAATCACATGGAACTTTTCCTGCTTTCTCTTCACCTCCTGCTTTTTTATTAGCCTTGGCTATGCTGTCACAATCGACATATTTAACGGGGCTAGGAATTGTAATTGTGCTTCCTGGTATATAAATAAAGCTGTCTCTTGTAAATTCTAATGGAGGATACCAATCAGCGAACAGACCGGCGACAAGTTCAGGATAATATGCCTGAGCCTTTACAACCTGCTTTGTGGCTTTGTTTGCCGTATAGCAGCTACTTAGAATAAGTAGTATTGGAATCAGTAGTATTTTTTTCATTGTTAAGTTTTTTATATTCGAACAGATCTATTTCTACACGATTCATCGCATTCAAAGAATCCATTCGGTTAACGTATATAGCAGCTTTACTGCTTGCTTTTTGTGGTGGCCATATACTGAACAAGGCTATTGCAATCAGCACCGATAATAGCGCTAATGCGCCACCGTATCTTTTTCGCTCCATTGCTCTGCGTTTTTTTGACGTAATAATTCGTTTACTTCTTTTTGCAATTCAGTTGTTTTCTCCAGTACTGGGTATATCAATCTCAGGTCCTCTTTATGCTCTTTGACTTCTGCTGCCCAATTTAAAAATGCCCAGGTACCAAAACCTAATGCTATTGCTAACAATACAGACATAGGCCTATTATCGAGATGATCTACCAATTTTTTCCAATCCATTTTTGTCTGTATTTACCGTGTGATTTAGGGGTTGTCAGTATCAGGTTTGTTGAGGCTATCGATATAATCCTCAGCTGTGCCGGTAGCTTTTGAAAGTAGACTCACGGCACAATACCCAATAAGGAATGAGAACGTACCTGCAAGTCCTAATACAAACGGCAGCTTCAGCGCAGCATATGCAAATACCTCGTCGGCCAGCGCGAAAGAGTAAAGAGCCGTAAAAACAAGTGATATCAATATAGAGATTATCTCCTGTGAGAAGTAGGCCCTGTAATCAATCGTAGCAGCGCCTTTTTTATTAAGCCGCTTCAGTCTCATAAGGTTGTGTAGCAATATGCCACAGAGACCTATAAAGAAGATGAGCGGCTTACCATAACGAACAGATGGCAATAATTCTGTTGAATTTATAGTTGTAACTATATGTTGTAATGTATCCATGTTAATAAATATTATAGCGTGAATTTTGATTATCCCTAAGTTTAGTTCTTTGCGTATCTGTCAGGGCTGTATCATAAATGATAAACTCATAGATGTTACCTGTAAGTCGTGTATTATTGGAACCGATAGAACCTAATGAGAATGGTGTTGGTGCAGATAACGCAGAGGGGGCATCCGTGCCCGTATTGTTCTGCTGCGCAGTACTACCATTTCCGTAAATCTTACTCCTGTTCAAAGTTGTTGCGTCTGATGGATTGTATATAATAGTGGCAACGCCTTTTGAGTTTATAGGTATTGGGCTATTGTTATACTTGTCACTAATAACATATTGGCCACTGTTACCATTAGTTACCGTCATCGCTAATGCATTAGTACTCGAAGCGCTTGCCCTATGGTCGTATATTAAATACATGCCCTTTGAAGCTGTACTTCCTGCATTATTACCAAATAAGCCATACACACTTGAAGTGGTTGCGTTTGCAGTTGCAAAAACAATATTTGCAGTTACTGTTTTACTGCCGTCGTATAGGAATGGTACTGTAGCAGATGTGTTTGAATTGGTATTCATATAGCTGATGCCGTTATACTCAGCATATGGTAAACCGCCTTTTAGCCTGAACCTTATACCTTGAGGTACGGTCACACTTTGGAAATATGAAAAGGCTGTGCTGCTACCTTGATTGTACCAACGTGATATGTAGCAACTATCCTTTCCTGACCAGTTATTGATCGCTATGGTAT